AAAAAATTTAATATTACTTATAGAAAAAAGAGAAACATTTCCCAGAAATGAGAATTAACAATGGGAATTATGAAATTAAATTTTACTAAATGTCTAATATATTTTTTATTAATTGTTTTATATTTGGGTCTAATTCTATTTCTAATAAATTATTATTTTCTAAAAATCTTGTTTTATCTATTGTATTATTTTGATGACATAAACAAACCATTATTTGCCTTATATCTGTTATAAATACTTGTTTATCATTTCCTTGAATTAAATTTACACCTTCACCCTTTGATGATCTTTGAAACTTATTACTTGATCCATACCATCTTTTTGTCATCATCATTGTAGCTTCATGTATGAAAAACTTTTTATCTCCACAATCAATACCAGTTGATTTAAAATCATTATGTGGATATATAAACATCATTTGATTTGAACCGACTAAACCGGCTTTATTTTCTTTTAATGTTTTATAAGAATATGAAATATAAGTAGGTAAATATATATCGTCATCATCCATAAAACATATTATTTTATTCTTTGATAATTTAATTAGTTTATTTCTTTTTTCTCCAATTGTCGTTCTTTGTCTTTGTTTAATATAATTCAATTTTATTGGAAATAAAACATTTTTCATATATTCTTCATTTTCAATAAATGGTGTTTCGCCGTCATCCAATATTATTACTTCTAGTAATTCGTGGGGGTAATCTTGACGTAAAATATTCATAATGCATAATTGAATGAATTTACTTCTATTATATGTTGGTATTAGAATACTTATTTTTTCCATATAATTATTATTATATTTTATTTTTTCTTAAATATCGTAATAACCCGAAAACGATGATTAGTTGATTTTACCATACCTATACGTCCTATAATATCAAATTGAGTTTTTTTATATTGAGGTAAAACTTGGTCTAACCAAATTAATATACCATCTTTATTTAATATTTTATAACATTCATTAAATACTACATTTCTTTTTACCATACAACAGCCGTAATGGTCGCAATCTTCAACACTATAAGGGGGGTCAGCATATATTACTTCATAATAATTATGGGGTAATATATCGCCCATTTCTTCGGCATCAATTCCAGTATTAAAATCTACTTTGTCGTGTTCGTCTTCAATTGAACCACTAAATAAATGTAATGTTTTATCTTTTATTGGTGGAAACATCGCATATATACGTTTTAAATATCCATGAGGATAGGCTCCATATAAATTAGTTTTAGTTGTATAATTATTACCCATTACCCATATTCCCTCAATTACATTGTTATTAATTATTAATTTTGAATAGTTAGGAAAATTATTATGATAATTATCTATTATTTTTTGTAAATCCATATATAAACTTTTTAGAAAAAAATATTTTTGATTAAACTTTTTTTTAAAAAGTTTATTTTTAGAAAAACCACGATTTTTTAACTTCTATGTATTCTTCCGGTTGTTTTATTTTAGCATTTATTTCTTTGACATCTTTTTCTAGATTACTAATCCTTTTATTTATTGAATCTAATGTTTTAATAATATTATCTAGAAGTTCTTTATTTTGTTTTGCCAAGTTTTTTTCCATTATAAAAACTTTTTAGAAAAAAGTTTAATCAAAAAATTACTAAAAAATTTTTTTCACTACACCATTTTATGTTTTTTCTACTATAATAAAAAATAAAAATGGTGTAATGTATTTTTGGTTCAAAATGTATATAAAAAAAATGTTATTATATTATATAATGAATAATATTGAATTTGATTTAAATAAAATGAGTGAAAGATTATTAAAACTTGAAGATGAAAATGAAAATTTAAAAGTTCAAGTAAAACAATTAAAGAAATTTGGCGAAATACAAGTCGGTATTAATTCTAAACAAGCACGACAAATAAGGGATTTAGTCAGTGAAAATGAAAAGTTAAATGATTATGTTAAAATATTAAGTTCTTAAAATACTTGTTTTATTTTATCATGATGTATTTTTGGTAATCGTGGTTCTTTATATATTTTTACTTCTTTTAATCCATTACATATAATTGGGCGGGATACGTCCTTATATTCATCTTTAAATTTTTTATTAAATATAGTTATTATATCTTGGTCTATATTTGGTGAACTTTCCAATAATCTGTCATATTCAGCACGACAAACTTTCATAAAATCTCTACAATTTTTTCGTTTATCATCTTTTAATGCTAATTCAATTTGTATATTTCTACCAAACTTAGACCACGCAACACTCGCAATTCGTGATGCTTCATATATTTCAGCATATTTAAGGAATGACATTAAAGTGCCTAATATACCACATAAAATATTTAAACCTCCTACAATTGCACTAAATCCTTGTTTAAATCCATTTGGCACATAACTATCGGCAAAATTTGCGGTTCCGGTTAATGTTGATAAAACTATTATAGGTATACTCATATGATGATATTTCTTCTTATACTTACGTTCACTAAAATTATGCAACCATGCGTAGCATAAGGCAATTTCGCCCCACTCACTCAATAATTCTTCTATTTCATCACTCCAAACATCTATATTATCTTCGTCAATCATTTTTCTTGGGGTTTTTAGATCTTCCATATAAACTTTTTTAATATTTTTTTTGTCTAAACTTTTTTCTAAAAAGTTTTTATAATGTCGGAAACAAAAGAACTTTATAAACCTTTTAAAAGTAAAGCGAAAAATAAAAGATATTCGGTTTATGTCCGTAGTGATAATGGAAAAACTAAATTAATTAATTTTGGTGATAGTAGATATACTGTTTATTATCAACATAAAGATAAACAAAGACAAAAAAGCTATTTAGCACGTGCCAAAGGTATTAGAAATAAAAAAGGTGAATTAACATACAAAGATAAAAACACTTCAAACTATTGGGCTGTGAAGCTATGGGCTGATACTAAGCCTTCGTGGGCGTAATAACTCCACGTTTTACAAGTAAATCATATTTTTCTTTATGGTTTTTTTCAAATGTTTCTAAATTATCTTTTTTTCTATAATAATTATATAAATTTCTTGATTTTACAAACTCTTGTTTTTTTGTATAATTTTCTTTATATCTTTCTTTATTTTCTTCATAATATTTATTTGCTCGTTCTTTATTCTTATTTTTAAATTCTTCATTGTGTTTTCTTACATTATGGTAATATTCACGTTGTGATTTTTTATTTTCTTGATATTTTTGAATTATTCTTTTATAGTCTTCTTGTGTGAATTCCATTCTATATATATATATAATATTTTTTTTATATACTTTATACATAAAAAAAAACTTTTTAATTATGTTTTTTTGATAAAACTTTTTTCTTAAAAAAGTTTATATGGATATTGAAGAATATTTATTAAATATTTATAAATCAGATAAAAAAATGCATCGTAAGATATATTATCATAAAAATAAAGAAAAATTATTAGCTTATAATAATCAAAGATATGCAAATAGATATAATAATGATAAACACATTAAAATTATTAAAAAAGAATTTATAATAAAATTTGATTAATTAAAACAAACTTTTTAAAAAAAAGAACTATTCGGTTCTTGCTACGGCTACTTGCTGACTTGGTGCGATTGCTTCGGCTGCTTGCTGTATTGGTTTATTAGCGGCATCTTTGGCTGCATCTATTGAATCACCTACACCTTGTAAGGCTGCTGAACCAGCGGAAATAATACCACCTACGGCTCCTAGAAGTTGTAAGCCGGGAACTAAACCGGCAACATCTAATACTCCACCAACAATATTTCCTATATTGGCGGTTTGCTGTTCCCAATTATCACCCGCTACGTGTCCGTCTTTAATATCTTCAAATATATCTTGACCGGCTGAAACGGCGGCTCCAATAGTTCCCGCAATTCGTGTTCCTTTCTCTAATACATCACCGGCACCCCCAATGAATCCTCTTAATCCTTTTACATCGGCAGAAGACTGCACGCCTTCAAAACCACCACCAACGGCTTTTCCTCCGGCAACTGTTTGTCTAAGACCGGGCTTTAAAGCACTTTTAACTCCACTTGCCATTTTCGCACTATCAATTGCTCCACTGATTAAATCATTTGTGGCTTGTGTTTTGTCTACTTCTTTTTGTTCGTTGTAATTCTGTGCTGCTAAATCGTTTTGTGCTTGAATCTGTAAATTGACATTCTGAATACCTTGTGCCATACTATTTGCTTGACTTACTCCGCCATCTACTGAATATAACGATAAACCCATATTTAATATAATATTTTAAAAGAAAAAAATAAAAAATATTTTTTATTATTTTTTTATTCTAGAATTTCATTTCCACGTCCTATAACTCTTTCAAATTGATAATATGCGGTTGCTGGGTTTGTTTGTAAATCAAGATGTAAAAATGAATATCTATCTTTATGTGCTATATTATATAGTTTAATAAAATTATCGGGGGTTCCGAATAGGTCGCCGTACTCTTCCGCTATTTTTTCAAGTTCCTTGGCATTTTGCTGTTTACATATAATTACATTAGTTGAGTTATTACGAATTAAACCACTAACGGCACGAAATGATTGAGTAGTAAAACAAAGTAAATTAATACCATAATGACGAAAACGAGTTGCTAAAAATGATACATAGTTATTTTTGCTAAAATCTTTTGTTAATATATCATCTAGACAAACGGCAAGGTTTAAGCGGTCTTCTTCTCCTAATGCTTTTTGACTTTCTATAATACTTTCTATCATTGAATCATTGTAGTGGTCTTCACACGCAAAATATTTTTTCATCATCTTCATTTTTGGGTCTGCGTTCAGTGTATTACTAATAAGGTGGACGACATCAAATCTATCTTTAAACATTGAAGGATTACAAAGTAAATTACATAGTAGATTACTTTTTCCACTTCTTACACTTCCTATAATTAATAATAAACTTGGTGGCTGTGGTAAGTGTGGATGTAAGCCCTTAAACATTTTAGATGGTGGGGGATCTTTCACTTTAAATACCTTAGGTGGTGGCGGTATATTTTCTTCTATTTCTTCTTTTTTATTTTCCATATTCTATAATATTATTAAATAAAAAAAAAAAAAAGTTTTTTTTTAAAGTTTAGAAAAAACCATTACCATATGGATTTGTAGCTTTTCTATTCATTGCACGTTTTAATGTATTTTTAAATTCTTCGTGTTCCTTTTCTTTCTTTTGTGCTTCCTTCTTTTTTGCTTTACGTTCTTTTCTTAATGCTTCGTATGATTGAATACCGGCAAATATCATTTTTTCTATTGCTTCTTGTGCTTCTTTTTGATTTACTTGATATTGTGGCATTGCTTGCGGTATTGGTTGCGGTATTGGTTGCGGTGCTGGTGCTGGTGCTGGTGCTGGTGGTGGTGGTGCTGGTTGCGGTGCTGGTGCTGGTGCTTGCTCTTCTTCTATTTTTGATTTACCTTTAATCTTTCTAGCTTCTCGGACTTTTGCCATACGCTCACGCATTGCTTGTTTTTGTTCTTCGGTATATTCTCGTTTCTTGCGTGGGTTTTTAATTGCTGGCTCTTCCGCTTCTTTCGTGTCTTCAAAAATATCATTGGGGTTTATTTCTTCCGTTGTTGGCACTACTTCCGGTATGATTTCTTCTTCTTCGGGTTCTTCTGGTACAAAATCCATTTTGACTTTTGGAATAAAAGACATCTATATAAATTATAAAGAAAATATTTTGAAAAATAAAAATTAAATTTATTATTATTTTAAATATTGGTTCTAATAGATTTATTATTATTTCACTTTTTCACATTTTGAATAGATAAAATAGATAAAACTAATTATTTGCTGTCTATTTGCTGTCTCGTATGTGAAACACAATTATTGTTTTACCAGTAATAGCAGTACATAACTGCTCGTTGTCATAGACTATATCTACATCAATTTGATTTAATGTCAGTTCTACTGGATTGTTTAATTTGATATATACCCTTTCATGTGGTTCAAAATATAAGCCCCCAGTTTCATTACCACTATTATCAAAGCGTGGTAAATGTGCTACAATTTTACTTGTAGATGTTCCACGCCTTGCGTTTGTGGTATTTTGTGTAAAATTATTTAATCTAATAAATAAAGATACATTAGAAATTAATTTAGGTATATTATCGCTGTTTATTGTCTGTGTTGTATTAGTAGAATCATTAAGCGTATCTACAATTGAACGTCCCACAAAACCTAATGTAAATTGAGTATTACAAGGTTGTGTGATCTGTCGTCCATAATCTGTACTTGGTGCTAATGTAAATATTAATTGTGAATCTTCCATAACTGAATGACTATCTACACCTAATGGGTCTCTTACTGTTGCATTATCAATATCATTCCATATTCTTGTTTCAACGTCTCGTCCGAATGTATCAGAAATACCAGCATTACATATTTTAACCCACCAATTAAACTTTTCATTAAAAATATCATAAGTTTCATCAAATATTTCATATGTGTAAAAATCACTCATTGTAATACTTGTCCCTCTTTCCAATGACATTGCGGGGAATAAATGCCATTGAGTACAATTAATAGGTGTTGGTATTGTGTCTTTTGCGGGTGTTGTTCTTTGGTCTTGATTCAGTAAATCTAACCATGCTACTTTATCGGCACTAATTTGAATTACCATTTTTTCATTAGATACTGCAAATTTAATATATCTAAAACCGGATGCATTAGTACCTATATTATATTCAGCATCAAAATTTCCACCAAAACCCCAATATGTAATAGGGTTCATTACTAAATCTTGTGAATTACCAGCTGTTCTACCGCTTTTAATACAACTTTGAAATATTCTTAATTGAGTTCCAACACGTCTTACGCAATAATCGTAAAATTGATTTGGTTGTAATGTTCCTTTATTATGTGAAGAATAGGTAGGGTCAAAATATGTTGGTAAATATTCTATGGGGTCATCATCGGCATCAAAAGCACTTGGAATATTTGGTCTTACTAATCCAACAACCCATCTTGATGCAGCCACTGTATTGGCTGCTTGAATATCAAATACTATACCTTGATGACTGTCCGCATTCGCTCCGGCGGTTTGCTTAAAACCATTAGTCGTAATAGGGTAAGCATCACAACGTACTTGTATACTTTGTTTTTTTAAATTAGTAAATACCCCATTGTCTAAGGTATATGAAGTACCGCCGTTGTCATCTACATCAGTAAGACACGATACGCCTACACCTACATCTAATGATGTTGTGGCATCTTCGTTTGCGGTATGTTGAGTTAAAACCCAGTTATAACCTTGAAAATCTAATGTAGCATTATATGAAGCATTACATACTAAACCAGCATCTATATTGCCTTCTGCGTCAAGCCCCTTTATTATTGCTGGGTGAGAAATAACGTTCTTCATTCCTATTTCTATTTGGTCTGCTAAATCTCTTACATTAGTTTCTATATAATCGCCTATGCCTAAATCTCCAATATTACCAATCATAGGTGATACAGTAGAATTGATAAGGTCAAATGTTCCATTTACCAATTTTTTACCAAAATAAACACCAAAAACATTATTTAATCTACTTAATGTATATACACCACTTTTATTGATTTTACAACTTTGTAATGCAATTTCACTATTAGCGGGAATTTTCAAAGTATTATTATTTAATGAATTTGTATATGAATATGGTTTAAAAATATTACTTTGAGTGTTTACATCTTCAAGATTAACATTTGATGTTATAATTAACGACATTTTATATTAATTATAAATAAAATAATTTTTTTGAAAAAAAATAAAAATATTTATATAATTTATAAGAATGTTATTGAAACCAATTAGAAATAATAATCATATGGATTTACAACATAAACCCATTGAAACATTAAAGAGAGATAAAAAGATTAAACCAAAAGAAATATTTGAAAATTATACAGATGAGAAAAAAGGGGGTAAATCTAATAAATCTAAGAAAAATGAAAAGAAAAAAAAGTATTGATTTTTCTATTTTCAAAAGTTGGGAAATCCCGAAAAAAAAATGGCTTACGCGGACTTACTACACCATTTTAGGTTTTTTATATATAAATAAAAAACAAAAACGGTGTAATGATAAGGAAAAATTTCCATATACAATATGAAAAAATAAAAAAATAAAAATCATCTATTATTTCTTGCACGTCTAAAATTATATAATTCAAATTCTCTTGTTAAAATATCATTATTAAAAGTATATTTAGTAATACGTTTTTTATTAACCATAGTTTTTTCATTTATAACCAATTCATTACCAAATAAATTTTTATACATTTTATACATATATTGTGTTAATACTTCTTTATTAGTAAAATCAATATCGGATTTTTTAATAGAAGCATTCCAAACCTTATTATAATTAGTAGCGTAAAAGTCGGCATCTTTTAGCTCTAATGGATATTTTACATTAATATCATTATTATCAGAACAACCGCATAAATCTTTTATTTCTTGTAAAAATTTAATTTTTGCTTTTGTAGAAGAAACTTTCTTTACATTGAATTCTTCTTGTCTGAATAGTTCTTCTTTTACATCTTCAATTTTATTAAAAAAATATTTTGATATATTAAAATGATTATTCAATTTTGTTTGATTCAAAAAATATTCTTTGTATTTTTCAATATTTTCGGCACTATTTATTTTAAGATAATCATTTATTTTAATTACGGTTGGGTGATCTACTGAAAAGTTTTCTAATTTAAGCTCTTTAATCTTACTTCTCATTTCTCTTGTTCCATCTAACGTTGTATTATAATAAGTAATACTATCATTAACGAAACCACGTTTTTGTAATAATTTAATAAAATGACCGAATTTATTGATTTCATAACATCTATTTAAATATGAATACTTTGTGTAAAAATCTAAATATGATTCAGAAATAAAATCATTACACATTAATGAAAACGAACAAAATTCATTACCGAAACTTTCTAATTCTTGTAATTCTTGACGGATATAATCTAATGAAAATTCTTCATCTTCTATTTTAACCTTTTTCATTTCAAATGTATATCTTAAATATTTAATATTTCTACATCTTGCGATTTGCTGAATCATCGCCGTTGGCGGTATTGTTCTTTCTTTATAATAGCAATATACTGGACGTTTTATTGAACTATCTAAACCATACACAATTTTAGGTGAATATATAATTTTATCATATTTATCTAAATTAATATATTCGTCATTATCTGATGTTATTAATTTAACATCTCTTACATTACGGTTTATTAATTCTTGATGTATCATCTCGGCTTGTGTTTTACTATCACAACAACATAAGAACTTTTTTTCTTTGCTTAATTCATTGCAAAAATCCTTATATTTGAATATTTCTTGACATTTAACATTTTTATTATGTAAAAATTCATTTTGAATATATATTTTATTTTTATCAACTAATTTTAAAAATGATAATGAAATATCATTAATATCTGCATCAGTGCAAATAATCTTTTTACAATTATTTAATATTTTTAATAAAGCGTTAAAAACAATAACACGTTTAGTATTTAATGTATCCGCACAAATTAAATACTCAATCATTGAATTAAATTCATCTAAATAAACAATATAATTTTTATATTCATAACAAGACCAATTAGCAACACGTAAAATACTATCAATTGTAATTACATAATTGTAGCGACTTTCTAAGCGATTATCAATAATTTTGTATAAATCACAATTAATATTATTTTGTAAAAATGTCTTATATTGTTCTTGTGCTAATGAAACCCTTGAAACAATTGATAAAAATCTAGTATCTTTTTGCTTTTTAAAGTATTTAACAAAACTTGTTGTTTTACCAGTTCCAGTATCTGACTTCATAATTAAACAATCATAATTAACTAAATGTTTTGAATAGTTTTCATCTGTTAATTTAGCTTGATTAATTATTACATCTGGTTTTGTTGTATGTACGTCATAATCAATATACATATAATATTCAAGCATTGTTCTGGCATTCCTAACTTTTGTATTTAATAATAAATTAGATAAACAATTATATTGTTTATGTCTTTTGATATTATCCCAATGTGAATTCATCCAATCTATACGCTCTTTATCCGTTTTATCACAATTAGCTGGTTTAATTTTAGGGTATTTTTCCCATAAGTCTTTACGGTTTATTTGCTTCATTGCAGTTGTAAAAATTAACCAGTGTTGATAAGTATTAAAATATTTATCGGGTAATCCTTCAATAATTTTTATTAATAATTCATCAGTAAAATTATATGTAAATTTGTCTAAATGGAAATATCCTTCTTCTTCTACAACTTCTTCTTCTTTATCTTCTGTTTTTTTAATTTCTTTTCTTTTTTTCTTTGGTTTTTTTTTCGTTTTACTTTTATTAAAAATAACATTTGATAAATAATCTTTTAAATTATCCGGTAAATGCTTAAAATGTGTATCTTTAATAATTTCATATTTATTACCATTAATAACACTATTTGGGGAAACAATATAACCACCATTACCTCTTGTATCTACATGTTCTTCGGCATTTGAAGTTGTTTTATCTACATTCTCATCATATTTAAAATATAAATGAAGACCACCACTTGGACTTTTAACGGTGAATGTATCAAAATCTTCAATGTAATTATAACCAAAATTTTTATAAAATTGTGTATTCTCATAAATGAATGGTGGGTCGCCTTTTTTAGCGTAAAAGTCTAAATCAACAACAATGATATTATTTACTTTACCAGTTAAAATACCTAAATTACATTTTTGTTTTTTTGCGTTAAACTCATATATGTTTGTTTTAAACTGATTCTTTTTTTCACTCCATCTAACAAAACCTTTTTTAGCATTTTCCCCAAGTTCAATAGTAGTTATATTTTCCATATATCTATTATTATATATTTTCTTTTGCATTTTTTCGTCGTTTTTGGATTTTTCCATATTCATTATATATATAACAAATATTTTTTTTATATGCTTTTTGAATAAATAAAAAATAATATTTATTTTTCATTTTTTAATTTTCATAATGAATATAAAAAAATATTACATTACACCGTTTTATGTATTTTCATATATAAATAAAATCATAAAATGGTGTAATGAATTTTTGATAAAATAAATTTACTAGAATTTTTTTTTTATTTTTTTTACAAAAATTTTTTATCTATAAATAAAATATAATGTCTTATTGGAGAAATGAAGAACAAACACAAATAAATCAGTTCCAAACTTCCATAAGTTCTGTTAATGGTTTATCTTATAGACCCGGACAGCGAATTGATTTTGAAATACCTTCTAATGTAAAATACATTGATGGTAAAAATTGTTATATTAATTTTGATGTAAAAATATCATTACCCAGTGGAGCTAATCCAACTAAACTTGTTTTAGATCCGGTATTAGGTGGTAATTGTTTAATAAAAAATCTTCGCATATATTCTAACAATGGCGAACGTGTATTATTAGAAGAAATTGTAGATTACAATACTAAACTAAGAATGGAATATGATTATAATTCTGATGATTCAATCCGTGGTCTTCGTGCCGTCAAAGAAGGTGCCTTAACTTCAAACCCCGAAAATCGTTGTAATAAAGGTTGCACGGTTTCAAATTGTATAGATACTAATACTAACCCTTATTTTAAAAAAGTTGAAGGCAACCAAGCATCCACAGATGTGTGGAATGATGATTCCTTTTTAACTGCTAAATGTTGTATCAATTTACATTCTGGCATTTTTACAAAATCAAATCAGATTTTCCCTTGTCTTCTAACTGGGGGTTTATATATAGAAATTGACACAGAAGAAGCAAAATACTGCATACATCAGTTAGACAATGCTATTAGAACACGTCGTGCTTATCATAACCCAGTATTTCATGGTATTGATTCCGGCGGTGGAAATTGGACGGCAAACGGAACAACTGGAACCAAAGAAGTATTTTTTACAAATGATAATAATATTATTAGTGTTAAGAATCTACCATTTTGTATTGGTGAACGTATCGCATTTTGTAATGCTACGGATGTTACACAAAATGCTTGGTTGTCTAGTGCATCTGGTGGTGCCGAAACTACCGCCATTAATCCGGTTATTGATAGTATTGAACTTGACAGCGGATTAATAAAAGTTGGCTTCTCTGCTAGTGTTTATAATGGTTCAATTGCCGGACATTCGGGAAGTACTATCGTTCAAGATGAATTCGTAGCATATTCTGCTGCCATTGACACCGCAAATAGTATTGCAAGCACTACACTGACTGCTACAAGTTCGTATGATGCTTCTTACACTATTTCTAATATTGAATTTGTTTTACAGCAAGTTGAATTATCGCCACAAGACGAAAACCGAATGTTAAGTAATATTAGACAAGGTGGAGTAATTGAATTTGATATTTTAAGTTGCACTAATTACAAACATTCACTATTAAAAGAAAATAGACAAGCAACCGTTAATCTTCCACTTAATAACTCAAAAGCAAAAACACTTGGTGTTGTAGCAACTGACGCAACAGTCTATACATCGGCACAGACCATTGGAGCTATTGGAACATACGTTCAAGAACAAGACGCGAACTATGCGGTATACGGACAAGATACAATTTTAAGAAGTAATAGCACTAAACTGACTGGATGCATAGACCATTTAAGCACGTTTCAGATGTTAATACAAGACAAATTAACCCCTTCAAGACCGGTTAATGTTTCACGAATTAATCTTGGACGTAGTATCTCAGCACAGCAACTAACGGAACTTGACAAATTTTTGAACCAGTCAAGAATCGTTCCTCGCTCATTCCAAGAATACAACAGAAATTTTGTAATTCCTAGAAGTTATGTTCTACAAGATGGTGTAATGGATTTAAGGAATATGACTAATCAATTACAATTAGTATACAATGAAAGCACCGCGCCATCGGTAAATAAGATGTTAATGTGCTTTGTTTACCACATTAGAACCCTTCGTATTTCTGGTGCTACAATATCGGTTCAGTTATAACAACTAAATTTTTGATTAAACTTTTTTCTAAAAAGTTTATTTTATATTCAATAAATTTTTTAAAAATTTGATATTTATTTATTTTCTTTTAATAGTTTATAAACAATGGCTTCTAGTAAATTTCTAGAAATTAGACCCAATAATGTACCATCTGCGCGGTCGGGTGGTATTAGTCATCGTAATGGTCTTCCGGTAATCAGTTTTACTATTGGTTCACAAAATGCTTTACTTGATATGTCAAGCATTCGCCTTGTTGGTGATTTGAACTTTTGGATTAATTCGGAAGGAACCACACGTCCAACAAGTGGTAATGCTTCTTCTCTTACAGCATCCCACAAATTAGGTGTATATGGTGCGATAGAACAATTAACGTGGAGAAACTCCAAGACAAAACAGATTACTGAGTCAATACGTTCTTATGGTCGTTTTATGTCTTCATTCCTTCCGGTTATGTCATCGCGTGAAGATGCCATAGGTCATTTATCAGAAAGTGCCTTAGTTCATAATTCAGCTGATAGTTTCAAAACAAATGTTATTCGTTCAGATCGTGCAAATTCCTTTTGTATTCCATTACCTTGTGGTATGACCCTTGGAGGTGAGCCACTAGAATTATTTGAAAATTCCTTCGGGGGTATTGAGTGTGAAATTTCATTAGTTCCCGATAGTCAGTTTTTCTATTCTGATGATGCGGACACTTCACGTTCTTACATTCAGAATGCATTTTATGAATTCACCAACCTTAAAATTGTTTGTGAGGTTCACATGCCACCACCAGACCAGTTGTCGCAGATGATGGCAAGAACCGAAGGAACTTACACATTTAATAGCATTGTAGCCCTTTATTCTACTATTCAGTCTTCCAATGCTATTATTTCATACAATCTTGGTTTATCTAATGTTATTAGTGCATTTATTAATTTTGTTCCAAGTTCATTTATTAATAATTTAGCACAAGATGGTTATTTAACTTATTATCCATCTTTTAAAACAGCTGGAACTATTGGAAGCGTAGACCAAGTTATTTTCCTTAAAAATGGTGAGCGCCACCCATACCACTTTGACATTAACGCAAATACGAAAAACCAAAGCGGTGTAACCGTCGCAGATCCACAGATCCAGAAAACCTTTTTAAGTTCTATTATGCCGGAAAGCGACCACGTAAGAAGTAATGTCAGCCCAGCAACTAGCAATAGAAATTTTGTTGTTTCTAGTGGTAATAATTCTTATGGAAATATGCCTAATATGGGGGCTACTATTGGTGTTGGTGTCCTATATGATATGCTGGATTCTAGCGGTGAGAATTTCAAAAACGAACAATTCGGCGTCCAAATGATTACTACGGTTACAGATGCCAACCCTACAAGTGCTTATCTATTTGTAAAATCTCGCCAGACTATGCTATTTAACGCACAAGGTATTCAGATAATCCAGTAAATTTATTTTTATTCAATAAAATTTTTAAAAAAAAGTTTTAATAAAAAATATATTATATAGTTATATAAAATGGAAAATCAAGATATGCCATCGCAACAGACAATGGACGTTCAAGATGAAGTGCCAGATTTAATGGATGTCGGACAGATTCCCGCAAATTATGCTATGCGTGTTGAAACTGATATTTTAGAACCGGTTGTAAGTTCTGATAGTTTCGCACGTTTTACTCTTCAACGTAAAGGTTTTTTATCGTCAATGTCTAAGATTACTTTTTCATTAATTCCCGCAACTGGTAATGAATCCGCATATGTGCCATTAGGTGTAGGGATTTTTTCGTGCATTAAAAACGCCACTTTAAAAATAGGTCAGACCACTGTTTGTGAAACCCAAGGTGTAAATTTACTGGCTGCTTATCAGTCTTTATTTACTACCAATGAAAGCAATAAAGAACGCGAACAGTTCGTAAATGGTCGTTGTATCGCTCATGAAGCTAGATATGAAGACGGAGAAGATACAAAATCTGCCGTTTTTGGTTTATCTAATGGTAGATGTTATGATGGCACAAATTTAGATGTTTTAACATATGCTAAATTAGATGGTGGACGTAAAGCAGAATCGCCGATTTACTCGCTTTTCCTTTCTGATTTGTTCCCTTTCTTGAAATCAAATCAGCTCCCAGCCTATATGTTCGGAGTAGACCAAGAAATACACGTAGAACTTACTTTTACTGAATCTACTACTAAACGTGTTTGTATTCAGAATGCCGATACTACCGGTAATCAGTATTTACTTGATTTAACAGAACTTAAAATGATTTATGACACAATTTACTATGAAGGCAATGTGATGGCAAAATATGCCGAACAGAATTCGGGAGGTATTAGTTTTTCGTATGTAGATTATCGTTTATCAACTTTTACCGGTACTGAGGCTTCATTTGCAGACCAAGTATTCCAAGTTGGAGGAAATGGTCGTCTTGTAAATAAAGTTATTATCGGTATTGTTAAGAGTGCCAGAGTTAGTGAAGAATCAATCTTAAATGGTTACATATCAAATGCCCCTAGTGTTGGTGAAAAATTAACACTCAATCTAAGATACAATGATAGATTTGTATTTAGTATTGATAGGGATAATCCCGCTTTACTTTTCCACACTGTCAAAGAAACAGAAGGTATGGTGCCATTTGTTATGCGTGGTGAATATTCAAATGAAGGTCAAGCTATGATTACTGGTGCTACATTTGAGGGACACGTTCAGAAAGACTTTTTACAAGGAGCATTTAACTGGACTTCTATTAGACTAAATCGTGGCGAAAGAGTGAATAATAAGGGTATTGAATTAACCTATAAAAACACATTAGCAGCCGGAGATTACACCTTGTATGTATGGACTGAATTACAGAAAACGGCACAGCTTGTAAACGGTCAGTTTTCAAGCTTCTTTGCTTAATTTAAAATAATTGTAAATTTGCCTTTTCTTGATTTAAAATTAATATCTTTTTTATTATTGTAATTATTACAATTAATATAATTTATATGATCTAAATCTAAATAATTATAATATTTAATGGCTTTTCTAACAGAAGATAAATAACCATATTGATATATAGTTATACAATCTGTTTTAACTTCTTCAAAATTATTATATTCAGAAAAATTAAACATATAATGATTTTTTGCTAAATTAATTATTTTTCGTGCAATACTTACAATTATTTTTTTTTCATCTGGTTTTAAATCTTTTTCATTATTTTTATTTCTTAAATGGAATAATAAATCACGTTTATTAGTATAACCATATTTATTTTTGATTAACATATTATTATTAAAAGTATTTTCAAAAAAGTTTGTTAAATATTCTTTTAGTTCATTTTTATTAAAATCTTCTTCAATAATAATTCCACAATCAGCCATAAATTTTAATATTTCTTTTTTAGAAAAGGTTTTATGAATAATTATCATATATTTTACATTTATATTTTATTTTTCATCATTACACCATTTTTAGTTTTTTATATATAAATAAAATCATAAAATGGTGTAGTGGATTTTTTATTTTCTGAGTGTATAAAGAAAAACCACATAAAGATATTTTTTCTTTATCTAATTAGTAAATAGAATGGGTTTTATATATTTAATAAAATTAACAAAATATGAAAATTTAAATGTTTATAAAGTTGGAATGACAGACCAATTTAAATTATTAGATAGATTAAAAGGATATGGTAAATTAGGTATTGATTATGTTATAGAATATTTTATAGAAATAGATTATACAAATTTGACAGAAAAAGAAATATTAAAAACTTTTAAAGAACATTTTTATTTATATAAGGGTAATGAATATTTTATGGGTAATTGTAATGAAATGATTAATATTATAAAACCATATGGTGAAAAATTAAAACAACAACAATTAATAGAAAAATTTGAAAAAGAATTAGAACAAAGACATGAAGTTCAATTAAAAGACAACAATAAAAGTGCATTAATAAGAATTATAGAATTACATCACAAATGGTTTGAAAATATAAATAAATATGCAAAATTTAAAATATTTGAAAAAAAAGGTTATGATTATTACTATGATAGTGATAAAATGGTATGGTCTATGGCATAATGAATTCTTCTAATGGTTTTATAAATTCACTTTTAACATTATATAAATTATATATTTCATTTCTTCCCCTATCAGTTCTTCCGCCAAGTGCTATGAATCCTTCTTTTTCATGATTATCTTTTTTTAATTCCCAATAATAGCAACCATCATTGCATCGCCAAATAAAAACAATTCTTTTATTATGTTTTTCAATTAAATATAATCCTTTGTAATATTTATTTTCACTAAAAAATAATGTTGGATATTGATTATGATTAATATTTCTTGTTTTTAATTCTATATAAAATTCATCATTATAAAAATCAAAACTATCATATTTTCCGGTAAAATCTAATTTACCAAAATATTTACTAAAATGTGTAATCATTTCATTTTCGGATTTTTCACCTACTAATAAATCATTTTCTTTTATTTTATTCATATATAATATAGAAAAAGAAAATAAATAAAAATATTTAAACTTATAAATTTAAATTAAATTTAAATATAAAAATTAAAAATATAAATATAATATATAAATGGTAATTTTAGAAGTTGATAATGAATATGAAGCAATTAAAGAAGCAAGACCAAATTTAAAAGATTCATCAATAAATATTTATGTTAGAAACTTAAATAAATTAAAGAAAATATTTAATGAAAATGATTATAAATTTTTAGAAAACTACGAAGATGTAGAAAAGATATTAGAAAATTTATCATATTTAACGGTTAGAAATTATTACAATGCTATTATTGTTTTAATAACTGCATTAAATGGGTTTAATGATGAATTAGTAGACCATTACACCGTAATGCGTGATGAATTGAATGAAAAATATAATAAGGAAAATACAGAAACTAATAAAATATCATCAAAGCAAGAACAAAATTTTATTACTTATAATGAAGTAGTTGATATGTTAAATAAAATGGCAGATGATCTAAGAATATTAAAGATTAAGCAAAAAAAAGATATTGGAGTAAAAGAAAGAACATTATTACAAATATTTGTCATTTTTAATATTTATCTACATATACCCCTTAGAAATGATGTTGTAGATTTAATAAAAATTCAAAAAAGAGAATTTAACAAATTAACAGACGATGACAAGAAACAAAATAATTACATAATATTTGAAAATAATAATATGTTTTTTAGTATTGGAAAATATAAAACAGATAAAACATATTCAACAAAAATTATTGAAATACCAAAAGAATTACAAAAAGTAATAAGATTTTGGAAAAGAATAAGTATATATAATGATAGTCCTTATTTGTTTTTATCAGCAACTGGAAAGAAATTAACACGTAATGAATTATCACAACTAATGATAAGATTTTCAAAATTATATTTAAATGATAAAGCACAATTAAGCACAACAATGATGGCTAAAATTGTAATGTCGCATCATTTAGGAGAATTAAAGAAGAAACAAGAAGAAATGTCTAAACAACGTGGTACATCAATAAATACAATAAATAATATTTATATTAAAGAAAGATAATTAATCTTCATTAGAAGATTCATCTAAAATATAGTATGGGTCATTAGGTTCATCATCTTCTATATCAGAATCAGATGATAAACCGTATAATTCTTTTAATCCATCATCAGCCATTTGAACTAATGCATAAAAATAGTCTTTTAAATTATCTGGTATAATTTCCATAATTCTTTTAGTTTCATCATCATGAAAATGTGAATATACCCAAAAATAATTAGAATTCATATATTTTTACTAAATATATTTTTTCTCTTTTTATAAATTTTTATATATTATAAATGATATATGTTAATTAATGGTGATATTATTGATAAACTTAAAACTATTAATGATAAAAGTGTAAATTTAATATTTACATCACCACCTTATTGGAAGGGTTTTGAGTATGAGAGTCATTTTAATAGTTATAAACAATATTTAGATTGGTGTGATATATGGTTAAAAGATATAAAAAGAGTATTAAATGATGATGGTTATTTTTTATTAAATATTGCCAATGATAGTGAAACAACAATAAAAGCATTTGAAGTATTAAATATAGCATTAAAATATTGGAAATTATGCGATACTATTATTTGGTTTGTATATAATAGACAACCAGCAAATACTAATAGACATTTAACTAATCAAACAGAATATATATTTTTATTAAGGAAACATAATAATAATATTAATATACATAAAGAGAGAATAAAAGATAATGATGCTTTTATAACACAAAATATTGGTAATGTATGGAAAATCCCATTTTCTGTTAAAGATAAAAAGTTTAGTTTAAAAAAAACAATAGGTGGTAGTAAAAACTGGGGGCATGGTGGTTTTCCATATAGTTTATGTAATATAGTTATAGAATTATTTAGTGATGTAAATGATACTATACTTGATTGTTTTATGGGTATGTGTCAATTAGGATTATGTTGTAAAGAATTAAATAGAAAATTTATTGGTATAGAATTAAATGAAACAATATTTAAAATAGCAGAAAAAAGAATGAATGATGATACATCTGATGATGAAAAAGAATTATTAAAAAAAGAAGAGTAAAAAATAAGATTACACCATTTTAGGTTTTTTATTATAGTATGAAAAAGATAAAATGGTGTAGTATAGAAAAAGTAAGATAAGATTATGATTTTTTCAATGATTTTTGGTTGTCAAAGATTTTTGT